TGCTCTTTGAAGGCGGGGCCGGTGTCGCTGTCGTCCAATTCATCGGCTGATTGCCATTCTGCCCCTGTATAAGCATGATAATGCCACCGTAGTCTCGTATAGCCTCTGCCATGTTGTCTTTGTCTATTGCAACGCTTACTGGGGTGTATCCAGCTCGTGTGAGGGCATCTGCGTCGGTTTGAGGCGTTTCCCATACCCTCGTCTCAAACATTGGCTCTGTAAGAGGATTACCATTGACATCGTACGACGATACAAGGCTTTCAAGGTTAGAACCATGAGCGCCGATACATGTCTCAATGGCATCGAGTGTCATACCACCGCCTACAGCACAATAGGGGGCATAGATACTTTTAGCTGAAATCTCTCCTTGGTCTTTTCCGGCCGTTTTAAGTAAGTCCCGGATAAGATAACTTCCAGCTTGGCCACCACAGGAAAATGACGTTCCTTGGTTCTTTACAGGATACATCGGATCGGGTATTGGCTTACTCCAGTCAAAAGGTATCTCTGCACGACCAAGTGTTGGTCTCATCTTCCTTTTGAACCAATGATGAAGACGGGAGTGGTGGATTGCACCATGTCCAAACTGTCCCTCTACAAGTTGTTTATTTTTTATTTTCATCTCATTGGCGTATCGTCTGATACGGAATTATTAAGTAATGCCGAATTCCATTCTCGACTTTGATACATAGACTGAACTTCGGGTTGCATAGTGTTCATATCAATTTGAAGGTTATTAAGCATTTCTGTATGAACAGCTACTTGAGCATTGAGGTCATAAACTTGAATAAGATTCCAGCCGATAATTCCCATAATCATGACAAAGCCAATAGCAGAGAGCTTCTTGACTGAAATCATATCACTAGCCTTAACGTCACTGACTACTTTTCGTTCAGCTTTGTCGTCTGCTCGTTCTTGTTGGTGTTCGTTTTTCATAAAATTATGGTGTTACTTGCTGTGCTGTGTTAATTGTAGCCGTATTCATCGACGATATCTGTGCTGTCATGGCTGTGTTTAAGACAGTTGAGACGGTAGGGTCTTGTATGGCGGCAAGTGAAGCGTTGATGGAAGATATTTGATTAGTAACAGTAGCGATGTTCGCATTGACATTATTAAGCTCATTATTAACTTCAATAAGCTTATTATTAAGACTTGTAAGGCTTTCATTGGCTGTATCGAGTTGCGCTTGTAAAATTGTTGTAATTGTATCCATTTTTTTATATATTATTTGATAATTTAACATGCCGCCGTTGTGGAAGCTGTCGGTACCAAAACCCCACTCGTTACTTTGATAATGTAACACGAGCCTGTAACGGTATCTCTCATAATGATACCGTTGGCTTTTTCTATGGTGACATTACCATTGACATCAAGTGTAGTAGCAGGAGTGGTGGTAGCTATGCCGACGTTATAAGATGCCGCTTTGAGTGTCATTGTATTTTTCCACCCACCACTTATCCATGACTGGAATTGTGTATCACCAGAAACTGCACCATTCTGAATGATGAGACCATTAGTATTACCTATAGCAGAAGAAGATATATTTACCGTTCCTAGTGTTCCAGAACTTCCTACCGTTACACTTCCAACAGTTGATATATTTGCTACATTCGTCAAATTGTATCCTGCACCATTTATATTCGATGTCCACGGCGTTTGAGAACCCCCACTTCCACCCGAGCAAGTAGTAGAAGCTATGATTTTGCCTGTTGAATTTGTCGCAAGACAACCTGCGTTTTTGACATTCTCATCTGTAATATCTCCGTTGACATCGAGAGCTGTTGTAGGTGAAGCTTGGTTAATGCCTAACTTTAGGGTATAAGGGGCTATCTCCAAGTCACCCGCAGTATCAACTGTAAAAGTTGAAGCCTGTCCACCTGAATTATTTATATTTATATAACCATTGGCTGTTGACGCTCCACCGCCGAGAATAAGATTTGCATTGCCTAAAGTAAAACTAGAAAATTGGTCAGAAAGTATTCCACTATCGTTCATTGATAAATAATTACAGCCATAAATACATCCAAGGTCTCCAATATCTATTTCATTTGTTATAGAATTTTCGTAATATTTTATATATTCATCTGAATCTGATGGACTTGTCACATAATTTGTGACTATATTTCTGTTGGTTTGAACATTTCCATTGAATAAAGCATCTCCACTTAAATCTAGAGTAGCATTTGCAGTTCCTTTGATAGCATTAGCAGTAGTGCTTCCAAATGCAATCTGACCTGACGTTATTGAACCGCCGATAGTTCCGCTTCCACTACCACTTGAGAGACATATCCCACCGTTGATAGAAAAACAATTAGCTGAGATGCCGCCTTTGAATGTAGAGGTCGCTGTTGTTGTTGCGTTAATTACTCCAAATGATCCTGTTGGAGCGATTAAGATAGTACCTGTATTGAGTGTTGTTGAAGCGGATGAGTTAGTGAAATAATTTGTGCCACCCGTACCTGTAATACATCCCGAACCTGTAGAGAAACAAGTTGCTGATATACCACCAGCAAAAGTTGAGGTGGCTGTATTTGTTTCTGCAAAAGTAGAAGATGCTACGAATGGGTCGTCTATCGTCGTTGTACCGATTGGAATACCTCCAACGTTTGAACCAAGAACGCTTCCGCCGTCGGTAAAGAGGCCAATTTGGTCAGAAGCGATATATCCCGAACCTGCGGCATATTGTTGCTGTCCAATGACACTGTAGGCATTGTAGCCATTAAGAATAGTTGTCGTTGTAGCATTTGATATGATTGGTGTAGCTCCGACTCCATCGGTAATGATTATATTGCCAAGATTATTTGGTGTTATCGTTGCTCCATTTTGAACATTGATACCGCCTCCTGATGGATTGATAAGAGTGAGACCAAGCACTTCCACTATTGAACCTGTCGTTGTTGCGGTAATACAATATGAAGAAGTTGTACAAATAACTTGGTCGTCGTTAAGATTAAGAGTACCTCCATTATCCACGACTGAAGCAACAGTATTTTCACCAAGAATATTTGCCAAAGCACCCCTTCCAATAGTTAAGGTTGATGTAGCTCCAATTGGAGCATATCCGGCCGTAGTAGAAGCGAAAGAAAGTTGCACACCATTTAAGAGAGTACAGAGACCAGAACAGTTGATATTTCCTAAAATAGCAAAGTCATCTTCAAAACTATGAGGAGTTGAAGTTGAAGTATCAGTTTCAGTGACACTACCTAAAATTGTACCACCGTTCCATGAGAATTGATTTGGAAAATTGATAGTTCCGTTTGCCGCGCCATAACCTGTTATGATAGTTGATTTTCCAGCAAAAATCATCAAGGCTGTATTCGGCATTGTCAGTGTTGAGTTTAATTCGACATAATTTGCAGGAGCGATGTGGTATGTCGCACCTGAAGCAAGGATGCCACTTGAAGCTGTTACATACGCATTTGCCGCGTCTATCGTATGGAAAGGATATTGAATAGAACCACTTTGAGTGGTAGTGGTAGCATTGCCGTCTATCCATAATTCTGTTGAGGCGATTAAAGGGGTAGATGAACCAGTGCCACCACCTGAACCGCACGCTGAACCAGTGCCAGTAATCGGTTGTATACCATTTCCTGTGAGACAGCCAGTAAGCGTGCTAGCACCAGTACCACCACTTTGTACACCTAAAATAGAAGCATGAGCTACAGATATTATAGAAAGGAAACCAAAGATTGTGATAAGTATTTTTTTCATGTTAATAAAGATTTAGAATTATGTCTCCCGATAATGGCGTAAGTGTTCCTGTAAAGGTGATTGAAGTGCCTGAAACGGTGTAGTCAGTGTTAAGAAATTGTAATGCACCACCCCAGAATATCATCTTTGGAGTATGGGTAAAAGCAAAGGTCTGTGTAGAACCGTTAGGAGTGGTGAGAGATTTTTCTTGGAGACCTGAAAAGGAGCCGCCGCCCACGACTGACAATGGACTTGATGATGTTCCATTTCCTGTAAGAGTAGTATCAGTAGATACTTTTGATAAACCTCCACCATGCCACCGCATATCTACTGCTTTAATTCTTCCATCTATTTTTACCATACCATCAAGTATTTTCTTATTTTCAATATCTAATTCCTTTTTTGAAACAGCTCCTTTAATATCTTCCACCGTCAAATTCTTCGAGACTTCTTTTATGATTTCCGTTCTCTCGACAACTTTATCAACAACAGGTACATCAATCTGTGAGGCAATTTCTTTTTTGTCTTTAAGAGTAAGGATATACGCATCACCTTTTTTACCATCATTGTAGTGAACCCCTTTTATCGGAGTACTTTGTTTTAATATACGAGAAATTAACTGATTAATCTCTGTGTCAGTCAGATAATCTTTTCCTTTTACTGGCATATCACCTTTATCTCCTTTTTCACCTTTAACAAAGTCAATTTTTGAAATTAACTGCATAATCAATGAATCCATGAGAGGCATGAGAGGATTGGATTGTGGTGATTGTTGTTCAAACCATGTTCCCAATTCTGGGAAGAGTTTGGTAAGTTTTATTTTCTGTTGTGGTGATAGATTGGTCATGGGTTAATTATAGCGTACTTGACAGCAAATATGGGTCTGCTATACTAAATACGTTAGAGTAATCTAACCAACAGGAAACATCTTCTTTTGGAACCTTTCCAAGAGGATGGGTAATCGAAAGATTACTGTCCTGTTGGAAGGGTTTTTCTTTAACATAAAACGCTAATAGAATGGCTCTTGTAAAGGGATTAGCCCTGAGAGTACCATTTGAGTATTGATAGACAGATAAAATACCTTTCTTTTTTCTTTCTTCTCTTATATTCTTCTGGGGACTTGTTTTATTCTCTTGTTTCATTTTTTCGTTTAATAGTTTAAGATTACACACATGATTACATTTATAGTATTTTGCTTATGCATATATCTAATAGATTCTGGAATTAAGGATATTCTATCTGCATTTTAGAGTTTTAATATCTCCTTAGCTCCCTCTATTCCAAGTCCGGCTTTTGCCACGCCTCGTATTATCTTACCAGGTTTAGAATTGTATGCTTGTGATAATTTACTTGCCTCTGGTACAGTGTCCACTTTCGCCTTTGATAGAATACCTTTCTGGGCTTCATACATATCGCTCATATCGGAGAAAGAAGATTTTGATGTTTTACCAAGTCCGTTAGAAGTATCATTGATTGCATTTTTAAGTATCGCACGTCTTCCAAGCCAAAGAGCTTTCTTGGTCTGTAAAGATTCTGAAGATAGACTGTTTGCTTTCTTAACATTTTCAGGAACGCTTTTGTCATACTCTTTTGCCGTATTCCACAAGTCATTCATGTTCTTATTTCCACTGGTCTGTAGCCTTTTTTCAAACTGTGCCTGTGTTTTTGCTACGTTCTTTTCATCACTCGCATCGGCATTTTCTGTCTCGGATTTCTTCAGTGCTTCCCAGTCATTCGTTATCTTTTCTACTGTGGCAGGATTTACTCCCACTTTTTCCATTTCAGGTTGAAGATTTTTAGCCGTTTCTGTTATTTTATCATCAAGGGCAGAATATAATGTCGGTTCGTCCATCGAAGCCGCTTCCTTGCTACCAATAAGTCTAGAGATAGTATTCACCTGTTTCAATTGTGCGTCGGAAGTCGCAATTTGATCCGCCGTACCAGATTTAAACATGGTAGCGGGCTGTCCTTTTATAAGTCTCCCTTGTGTTTCAGCCAATTTAGCCTCTTTGGGAGTCATTTTAGGAGTAATAGTATCCTTTATTTTCTCCAGATCAGTGGAATTATCCGCCAAAGGATTTAATTTTGAAGCTGTGTCCGATACCACTCCCTTGACCTTATCTGCCGCATTACCAATATTCTCGACTGCGTTATTGATACCCTCCGTGGCGACGTCAGCACCTTTTGCAAGCGCACTCGTTACCGCAGGTTCAGCTTCTGCACCTCCCATTAGTGTAACCGTATTAAAAAGGTCTCCGAGAGACTTCTGTATCTCTGGTGTCATTCCGGGTATTTGACTTACTTTCTGATTTATTGTTGTAGCTACATCGCCAAGTTTTCCTTTAACCGAATCGGGTAGAAAGGGAGCTATTACATCTCCAATAAGACCTCCCGCGGTTCCTGCAATACTTCCTGCAATATTTCCCGCTGTCTTACCGACATCCGCCACTGCACCAAGTATTTTCTGACCTGTAGTGCCTGTTTCGGTTGTATTACCCATGGCAGAAATATCTCCCATAATATCCTGTCCTCCCTGTTGAAAGGTATTACCAAATGCTTTAGACATAGACCCAGGCTGTTGGTCTTCTGGAATTGTAGATGGTTGAGAATTTTGTGTAGATTGTGCACCATCATATTTAGCCCACTGTGAAGAAACATTTGAAGAACCTGCACTGCTATTTCCTTCGGTGGGGGATATATTCATCTGTTGCCTCATATTCTGTATCTGTTGCGTCGTCAAAGGAGCACCATTGTTAAATGGAGTATTTGAAGCGGGTGCGGTTGGTTGTGTATTTGTAGGTTGCATATTTTTATGGTTGGACTAATTGCAATACTTGATCTGGCGTTAAATTAGGTTGTGCCGCTCGAATAGAAGCTATCTGTTGTGCATGTTCTGGACTTGCTGATGAGTATGTCTGCAAATCAGTGATGGCGCTATCGGGATTATATTGGTCGTATAATGTTCCTCCCACAATTCCTTTTTCCACCGCATTGAGAGCATTATTAAGTTTAGCAATCTTTGCCGTAACCACGGCTGATGTATCATTCACTGTGGGAATATTATCAAGAATTGGTTGTATAAGGGCGCGAGGAACATTATTCTGACCCAACATGCTTTTAACCGTTTGAACCATTGAACTGACATCATCTTTATATGCCTGTATTTGAGTAGCTCCTGGCCCTATTTGAGTAGCGCCCTCAATGTAATGACCGACGGCATCAAATGGTCTTGTAATGCCACTTGATGGACTTAATCCCTGTAAATCATTACCGATATTCGTAAGATTTGTCCGAGAAGTTTCTATATTATTCAACAATGTGGCATTTGTTTTATCAATATATGGGATACCCATTTGCGCGGCTTCATTTTGAGCCGTCGTGGCAGTTTTTCCAGTCAATGAACTTCCATCGATATATGGAATGCCTGATGAGGTAGTTTTTGTATTATCGTCGAGAATTGGTATGCCCGTACTTCCCGCTGTTCCACCTCCCGTAATAATGTTATTTGGAGCCATTGCTTGAGTAGCGCCAGTTTTATCATTTACAAGTGATTCTGTTCCATCGGTATTATCGTGTATAGACCACGTTCCTTGTGAATTTATATAATCGGAAGTAGCATTTTGCTGTATGGTTTCATCAATCTGTTCCTGCTTTTGTTGGTTGGTAATTTCATCTTGTTGCTGTTGTTGTTGTTCAGTCTGTTGTTTCTGTGCCGCATCTAAAGCCGTGTTATACGTCGCCATAACACTATCATGGAGTTTCTGAATGGAGTCCATCTTTTGTGTCTCGGCATCGGTAAAGGCTTTGTAGGAGTCGGTAATTTCTGTGTAGTCTTGGTTTTGAAAACCTAACTCTAGTTTAGCAACTGCGGCGGCTTGGTCGGAAGTGATATTAAGTAATTCACCCTGTGTAGCATTGACCATGTTTGATACACCGCCCGTTTCAGATGACAGTGCGGCGGCTTTTAGATTAGATTCCGTCGTCATCTGCTGGAATGCCTGATTGGTAGCGTCTACAAGTGCCTGCTGTGCGCCAGAGAGGGGGAATGAACCAGACTGAATGGTCTGTACCATGCTCTGAAATGTTGAGTAGGCACTATCCAAAGTAGACTGTTGCGTAGTGATTTGGTTTTGATAGTTTGCCGTTTCAGCATTTGGGTCTATTCCTGTTTGTGCCGTTGCGGTTTGTGCAGGTGTAGCAGGTGCAGATGGAGCGGGATTTGAACCTGTTGTGTCTGTACCTGAAAGTATATTTTGAACATCGGAAGCGGTAGCTAGTTTTTCTTGTGGAGAAACGTAAGCCGTCTGACCTGTGAGGGGATTGGTCATAGTCGTTTCACCTTGTGCACCCGTCTTTGTCGCTGAAACATTATATCCAGCTATCACTGGTAAAGAGTTAGAAGCGTTTGTAGCGGCAGTCGTTGCGGCTGTGTTAGCAGTAGCGGCGGCAATGTTCGGAGTAATCGTATTATTGTAGGTTGATTTGATATTACTTAAATTATTTTGTGCTGGTTGTGAAGTGACAACAGAATAGTTATTAGTAGGTGCTGATGAACCTGAAGTTGAAGGGGTATAGGTTGGAGAAGCTACAGCAGGTTGCCCTGTTTGAGTAGGCATAAACCCTTGTTTAGACAAAGAGTTTTCACCACTAGCGATTTGTGCTGGTGTTGCATTGGCATTTGGCGTTGCTTGATACCCAAGTGCTGTATTTGTGAATGTTGGTGTTGCCGTAGCCATTTTTTTTAAACAAATTCAGTATTAGCGGTGATTAATGAAATACCTGTCGCCCCTGTTCCACCATTTCCCGTCTCATTTCCTCCAGTCGAACCAGAGGCATTATTTCCTCCACCCCCTCCGCAAGAGGCACTTCCACCATTTGAACCAGTTGATCCAAAAGCACTTCCAGTTCCAGCAGTTACCGTGACAGTGCCTGTATTTGCAGTTAATGAATTATAAGTTATATAACAGAAACCCCCTGCACCACCCCCCGCCCCTCCTGTCAGGGTGTTTCCTGATGTGGCACTTGTTGCTGCTCCATTCGTACCAGCAACACTTATTCCTCCAGAAGTCGTAAAGTTAAATGATCCTCCGCATTCGATAATCAATCCTCCACCGCCATTACCTCCTGCGCCTAGTGTCGCCCCTCCCGATGTCGTTATGCGTATTCCACCCGAACCTCCTCCAGACCCAACAAAAGAAAATAGGTATTTAATAAAATACTCGTACAGAGCTGATGGATATGCTGTGGCTGCAATAGCTCCTCCTGCTCCACCTGTAGTGGTACTGCCGCTACCTTGACCTGCACCGCCCGCATTGGTTGTAGGAATAATTCCGAAACCTATACCATTTGAACCGGCATTGCCATTCATCGATCCATTTGATGAAAAACTATATCCAGCCCCTCCTTGACCGCCCATTCCAGCTACACTCAACATGGGGGCAGTAGTGGAAGTCAGTGTCACATTACCCTGAGATTTTAATATGAATGTTGTTCCATTTGTATTTGGATTTATGAAAACAACGCTCGCGGTGCCGGTTATTGCAATGGATGTAAAATTCTTTACAAAAAGAGCCGCGTTTGAAAGATTGAATGTATACACTCCTCCTGATGGAGTTACTCCTGCGACAACAGTTGTACCATCAAAAGTACCTGCGCCATCCGCGCCTGTGCCGCCATATTTTATGGCATTGTTAAATGTCAATTGGGTTAAAAATTTATTGGTACCGCTCGGCGCTCCCGATGCAAGAGTAGAGGATGAACCGACTAAGGCTGCAATAGTACCCGATGCAAGAGCAAGATTAGAACCTGCATACATATCTGGGGATATAAACAGGTGTGCACCCGTTGAACCTGTAGCCGTACCTGAATTTATTTGTGCTACAGTTGCTTCCTGTACCAAACCTGCAGTATTTATATCTGAAAAAGGAGAAAGTCCCGAAGCCAATGTGGAGTTCATATATGCCACAAGATTTCCATACATCGCCGCATCATTTGAAATGATACAAGTTACTCCACCAGCATGATTTAGAGCCAGACCTGATGTCACTGTATAAGGATACTTAAACCCGACTGACGAAACACCAGTCAAAGTTGCAGTACCATTGGCATTTTGGGTAACCCCAGTAAATTGTATGGCTTCTTCCTGCGTTCCGTTATTAGGTTCAAGCGTCATATAGCACCAGTCCCCCAAATCGGCAGTTACGATTTGAGTAACACCGTCGGAATATAAAAATGATTGCAGAGTAATTGAGGTAGAACCTGCCGTTGCACCAGCGGCACTCAATTGAAAACTTTGAGCTTGAATAAATCGTGGATTGACTGGGTTTGCCATTGTATTTTGTTGAAGCGTTCTATATTTAATAATACCATACTAATAAGTTATATCGACAGGCATTTCACTCGCTGGAGCCGCATTACTACCGAATGATAATATCTCCCACCTTTGATTTGTTCCGACTGAAGAAAACATCGGTTGATAGGATAGAAATGGGTCTCTCGGTTCGGTAATAATGACGGCGAAATAGGGAGGAAGGTTTTTCTGTTGAGCTTGTGGCAAGTCAATACCAAGAGGATTTTTACCAAGAGCCATTTTACCCAAAGAGTCATCAACAACATTGTTTAAGACATACCCTCCCGTACCTTGTATAGTCAATGTCTGACTTGCTGAAACACCGTTTTGGGGAGAACGGAATATCAGACCTACACTTATTGTGGTCGGTTCAGTAATGTACCCCTCAACAAAAAACTTGTTCATGGATTTTCTGAAAGCTCGTAGACCGACAGTTTGAAAAGCAAATAGTGCTATTGAGTTTATAGAATTGCCTGTTGAATTTGCCGATGCCGCTCTATCCGAGTAACCTGTGAACATGACATAACTCTCAAAAATATTATATGAGTGTCCTATTAAAGTATTTCCAACAGAACAGAACCCCGATATAGGTAGATACTGTGGAGTTTCCCAAAATGGTGTCTTTGGATTAGTCATGTTGTAAATTAAGACAACACCCGATTGGGGAACAGCGACATACAATTTCAACTGGAAATAGTAAGCCGAAGCATCGGTAAAGTTATACAAGTTCATATCATTCACTATTGGATACGAAAGATTTGTTATTTGCGGTGTCTGCAATATGTTCGCTACCCTACCAAGTGAGTTTATAAACGGCTCGTTGGATAGATAGACAACATTGTTAGCTATCTTAGTTGTAGAGTATTGAGATTGTGCGGCTTGGTTTCGTGCGGTCTTTATTTGAGCTAGTTGAGCAGTCTCGTAGGTCAAAGTTGCACCTGTTCCTGAAGACACCAGTGTCGTTTGGACAAACTTTGTCGTATACCATTCATCTAACCCTGCGGAAATATACATATCACTTTCCTGTGGTGAGAAAGCTGTAACCGAACCGACTGTTTCCATCGTATCACCCTCATACTGCAATCGTGCGGTTGATTGTGAATAATCTATATATGTTCCTGCTTTTGAAAGATAGACTAAGTTGTTTACGATAGAAGCAACCATGACCTGATTGGTATTCAATACACCGATAAGGTCACAAGTAAAACCCGTAGGGGGAGAAATTGAATTGGTGAATGTTCCGCTTGCAAATGTGAACGCGACCGGTTGTTGGTATACGGGAGAATTGACCACTGCGCCTGTAGGATTTGGTGTTCCAGAATGAAGCGTAAACGTCTGACCAGAGATACTATCGTATTGATAGACTATCCCGTTGTTTATAACATACCCCGAAGCATCAAACTTTAACTGTGCAAGGGTTAAAGTACCATTCAAAACTATTGTGCCAGATGTCACTGATTTTATTGTACCTATACCACCGTTCCATTCCCAGATTACACCTGTACGATTGACTAGCAAATCTTTGGCCTTAAGATTTGTAGTATCCCAATAGTTAGTTGACTGAAAATAGGTTGAAGTAAGAGAAGTCAAAAGTGGAAGCCAGTATGTTCCGCCTGCCGTTCCCAATGCACCGAGAGTATCAATCCATCGTAATTGTAATTGTCCGTCATTACCTGCTGAAGTCAGTCCTCCCGAACGAAGATGATGAACGAAACCAGTACCCATTTCCCAGTCTGGTAGAGGTCGAGTAGCAGAAACCACTGTCGAAGCCGCACCATCTAAATAGTAACCTTCACGAGAGCGAATACGCCCCGTAGTACCTACCAAAACATCATGTGAACCAGCCACTAAAGTTTCTGGTTTCAACAACGTAGTATCCTCACGGCTTCTGTAGCCTTCTACGAAGTTCTCAAATGTAGTTATTTCTTTAGCCTTAGCCGCTCCGATGCGTCTATTTAAGGTAAATGATGAACCTCCTGATGGATTTGCTGGCATGATTTATGACCATCGACGACTTAGATACCTGCTGTATCCAGCCTTCTTTGGTTTGTAATATGAAGTCTGCGGTAATTGAATCTCCGACTTATACTGTGCTTTATACTTTTGTAGAGCCTCGGTGTATTGCTGTAAGAAGAAGTTTGAATCGTAAAACAAAGCATCGAGACCTTGCTGTTGCTGTGCGGCGAAATAACCAACAAGGAATATAAGAAGATTATATGAATCGGTATCCAAGTTAATCAGATCGCTTGATTGAGTAGTGGTTTCTTGAAAGACACCTGCCGCACTTGAGAATAGATACTTTGAATAGTATTCAATATTAAGAATAGAACCTAAGTTAGAATTGACATCATCAAGTCTGACGGCTGTTTGAAGTGTTGAATTATAAGTATAAATTACGTTGTAATAACTTATTTTCGATACAACTGGACTGCCCGTAACACTAGCTCCTAACCATTGGAATGGTAGAAGATTCCAACCTGTCTGAAATGCAGTATTTTGCTGTGTGAGAGATGTAGTGACTGACCAATAGTTTGATGAACTTGAACCCCATTGTAGAGTAACTGCTGTGACGGAAGCAGGGGTTGGTAAGTAGGTATAGAGGAATAGTGTGCTTTGATTAAGATGTGTCGTTAAGTCTATTGGTGTGGTAAGAACCGCCGCAATGTTTCCTGTTGTATGACCTGCAAGAAGATTAAAGTTTAACGAACCATTATTAGTAACGTAATTTACATTATCTACTACGGGAGTCGTAGCACCACCACCTGCGGTATACGTTCCAGTACCCGGAATATTGTTACATGGGTCTATTGTAATCGGTGCAGTGAGAAATGGGGCGTTAATTCTTATAGTCTTGAGTCCACTGTTATTCAACACGGTGAACATATCACCCGACCACGGTGTGTTTTTATTAGAGTCAAAGTTCTGATTATAAACCTGCGCCCAGACATCTTTCGGATAACGATTAACCTGAGGATAAAGGTCTATAATTCTCTGACCTTTTAAATCTACGGGAACGGGATAGTCCCAGACACTGTTAAACACCGTACCAGCTATTTGAGAAGCTCGTTTTGTCTCATAAGGGTCGCAATCGAGAAGTAACTTTCGACCAGCTCGATTGATAACTCCATAGACATTTTGTATGGCATTAGTGTTTTGGCCGTGTATGAAACCAGCCAAATCTACGTTTATAAGTGTTCCAACTGTGTATGACACTTTGATTTTTAATTAACTAATAATCTACTCGAATACAACGGTTATGTCTTCAGTGCTTGATAGTGCAACAGTAAGAGAAGCGAATTGAACACCACCTGCGCCACCAAATAAAACTGTACCCAAAGGTGCTGTCGTACCGTTAGTTAGAATAGCGATAGTAGCCGCACCATCAGTAATTGTGACTGTACCTGCTAGAGCTTTGTTTACACAGACTGCCGCAAGCGTTCCTACGCTCGGTTTAACGATAACTGTTCCTGACGTAATATGTTTATATGTATATTTTGGAAATGCCGCCATTTTATTTATTTTGTTAGTTAATAATACCTCATAAGTACCACCACCGAAGTGATGATACCTAGCGATATTAAGCTGTCGCTAAACCTTGCGCACCAATAACTCCAACATAGTCAATCGCTACAACTTCCTCACGGAAGTTACACTGATAGAGATATGTTCGGTTGTTTGAGTAACCCCATGGGCGAAGGAATGTTTCCACTCCCTGACGAATGAGTCTCTTGATGCCATGATTTCGTGCAATGACGAACCATCCCGTATCTGAACCACCTGCGGCGGCAGAGATATAAGGATTTGAGAAGACACGATAACCATACGCTGAACGGAATACGTTGATAGCGTTAGTTGTCTGGTCTCCAGAAAGAGCAGAGTCTGAAAGTTCCAAAGCGAGTTTAATCAACGATGGTGGAACCAAAAGAATCTGAGGTTGCTGACCCAAAATAACACCTGCTTGGTCTGGCTGAATAGCCAATGCCGAGATAGCGGCGTTCAATGATATTGAACTCAATACCGTAGATGCCTGAGAAATGGTGTATAGGTTATTGCTGTAGAATGCACCATTCAACAGAGCGTGGTTTCCAACGAGGGCAACACCATCTGCGGTAAGAGTAGTAGTCCATGCACCACGAAATACCTTAAAGGCATTCTGATCCATCGAAACACGAGCTTTTAGGGCAAGGTCTCGAACAGTCTTAGCCCAAACACCGTGCCTTTTTGTTACTTAAATCGGCTCTTTATCCGATTTTTCTCTAACTTGCTTGAGATATTGACTAGACTTCAAAAGAAAACCTTCATTTTCTATCATCGAGAGTGATAAGTTACATCCCCTGCATAGGATTCCCCTTACCTCACCTGTTGTGTGGTCATGGTCTACGCAAGGTTCGTTTTTTCCGCCCCATCCTTTATTGATGTTTTCGGTAAAAATCAAACTGCATATTCCACATTTACCACCTTGTTCTCTGTACATTTTATCATACTGAACAAGAGTGATTCCATACTTTCGTTTCAAATTATTATTCTTATTTCTTAATTTGAAATGTTCTCTATTTTTATGATAGTAGATTTTATCACCGCTTCGTATTTCATCATGCCACCTTTTGTAGTATTCCTTCGCCTGTTTATTTCTTTCTTCTCGGCAAGCGATACATCTAGTTGATGGTTTACCCGAAGTGGTTACAAACTCACTTTCATTCTTTTCTTTTTTACATCTATTACATTTGTTCATAGGATAGTTTAATCCTATCACATGAGCAAACATTTATCAATATTTCAAGGTACTTTAGAGGTCAGACTATATCTTCATTCCTTTCGGAAGCTGGGGTTTCGTGGAGTGATTATTTTCTATTTCTAGTTTCACACTCTAGTCGTTCGCCCTTCATAAAACTTTTAATCTTATGCTTGGGTCGGGGTTGTCCATTTGATTGGATTTTCCCCGAAGTTATCCCAGTTTATACAACACACATGGCTACGCAAATGCTATCTGCATAGACCCCATATAAGGGGATTTTATGTTGTCATCAAACAAGTCCTTTGAAAGTTCCACGCTTTCTGCAAAGTCCTTAATTTGAGTGGTAATTTTGTTTGCAACGTGCGGTGTCGAGGTTGGAACTGTCTGGGCTTCTGTAATCGAAGGGAAGAGGTTTACACCCTTGTAAACTTCCTCAATATCGAATGCTCGGTCAGTTGTTTCTTGCATGAATATCATTGCATTCTTGCAAGTTGTCATTACGGGGTTACTGTCCTCGTAATTAAATTCCTGATAGAACACATCGTCAAGTTCCGTACGGACGATGGCGTACTGCTGAGCTTCTGTAAACATTTTTTTATAATTTTAATGAGCTAATAATATATTAGCGTTCTGACCAAACTAATTAAGCTCGGTATGAGAGCTGGTTGCGGAATGAGAAACGAACCTTGCCGGGGAACTTAACAATATCAAGTTCCTCAACAATAAGACCTCCTGCCGATGCATCTGAACAATTGATGTAATACGTTCCACCAAGCTGGGAAGCACCTACACCGCCGATACGATTGAATGTGGTTCGATAACCGACTGTTGAATCGTATACTTGCTGGTTTGTAAGTCCTGCTGTGCCTGTGGCATACGCACCAAAGAACAGAGACGTAGCGAGAGTCGAAATCAAATACGTCATAGGTTGGTCAATCGGTGTAACCGATACCTGACCGTTTTGATTTCCTGACGTAAGTTCATTGGAAGACGTAGATGCAACTCCAACCAAAGGTTGAAATGCGATGGGGCCTCCACCGATGACTGGATAGAAACTCGATACTAATGTACCCGATGCGAGGGATACTGAAAAGTTTCCCGCACCTACAGCCTTAGTAACAGGTTCTCCTGCGAGAATCTGTGGAACGGTGGTAGAAGTGACAACTTCGTAGTTAATATCGCCAGGATAGCCGAATCCAGCATCCTTTGAGTAGATAGTAATGTCGCCGAGAGCGATGGTAGTTGAAATCTATGGTTATGTATTCACATAGACTTATTTAGCTAATAATCATTTTGAAGTCGGCATTGATGGAGCGTTTTGCATATTCTTCTTGAGAGCTTCTATTTTCTTATCGCTGTAACCTTTGGCCTTTAATGAGGCAAGCTGTTCATTTGAAAAGAAATTATCCGCTTTGCCTTCTGGTTTTTCTTGATTTGAACCCTGACCAGAAGTAGAAGTAATACCTGTGCGATTTTTCAATGCCAATTCAAGCTCTTTGTTTCGCTTTAAGGTTTTTTTAATGATGTCATCCTTTTCAGCGTGGAGTTGAGCTTCTTTGGTAGCAAGCATCCTTTCGGTTACTTTTCTATCAATAAGAGCATCCAATCCTTCGGGAGTAGAACTATCCAATTCTTCCTCCGCAGGTATCTTGCCTTTAGCTTTGAGTAATCCCTTACGGTAATTATCACGCTCTGTGGCAATCTTTGCTATTTCAGCATCTTTTTGAGCAAGCAAAGTTTCGGAATCTACCTCTGTAGTCTCTTGAGCGACTACGGTCTCTGGTGGAGTGCCAGCGGTCTCAACCACTTTAGTTTCAACTGGCTTTGTTTCTATTGTCATGTATTTGGTAAACGGCCTTTATTCTTTACGAAAGGGCATTTCAGCCGCGCCCAGATTAACTAATAAAAAAACACTCATTTTTGATGAGTGCCTCTATGAAGAATCTGTACCAGAACGCTAATTAAGATACAGATGCTTCTTACAAGCACCCATCGGATCTTAGCGTTCTGCAAATTATCAAACTACATTCTATTATACCACACTATTTCAACTGTCTATTTTTAATGACACGAAAAACAGAATCAATTACTTCTAAATTATACAACATCAACTTCCCTGCTACAACATCTTCAAACTTTGTAGATATATTGAATATTTTATCTTGTGCTTGAAACCGTAATGATTCTTCGGCACATTTCCATACATCTGAACCTTCTATTGCCTTAATTTCGGCCTGCCATTGTCTCAATCTATCTTCACTGACTAATTTACCACCCAAATATATTTTGTTGGTCTTATCTTGGGTAATAACATCCTCTACCATTACTGGATTAAGTAAATGACGAAGTAAATAGTTTTTTATTCTATTTTTCATCCAAGTATTTCATCAATCTTTATGACACTTATCTTTTCCTTGTTCTTGTCTTTTAACATATACCCGTCAATGTAACGAGGTAATTCTGTGGCATACGACAAGTCTTCTATTGAAATATTTTCTAAAATACCAATAAGTTTTAGGTATCGTTCATATTCTTTCTTTTGAGTATCGTCTTTTATATCAAAGATTTCTCCTAGCTTTTGCATAAGTCTAGGATTTAACTGTTGAATGGTAGTAGTCTTTCTTTTCTCATCGAACACACCGTTTATAAGACCTGAAAATGCTTGTAAAAATACCTTTGAATATCCGACAGTCTCATCAAGTGAAACTAAATAAGGAAATAAAATATCCTTGACGAGGGAACGACGGCGTTTAGCTGATTCAATCAACTGTAAATCACTAACTATATCTTTTTTAGACTTATTAACTCGTGGTTTTTTAATGTTAGGCATTTTTCTTTGCAGGCCGTCCTCGCTTTTTAGGCGTTTCAGGTACTACGACTGAAGCCACTTGAACTGGTTGAACTACTGGTGCAACAACTACTGGTTTACCTTCGATTTCATCTTGTACTTTAGCAATCACCCTATCAAACAACTTATGAAAGTCTGTAGATGAATTATCACTTAGATACTCTTGCATTTTCTCAATACTAAGAGCCTTAAAATCTTCTGGTGTCGTACCATCACTTACGATACGACCGTCATTAACTTCGGTATTTCTTGAACGAGGTATCTTAAACAAAACACGAATACGATTTCTCTGTTCGTTTGAAAGAGAAACCCACATTGACATTGAAAGTATTGGATTCATAGAGTTTTTTTGTTAGCGTTACTAATAATTAAAGTATACGACAAGTTGAATTATCTTTCAACACCTTGTTTAGTATCGGTATCAGATGGAACTATTTTACCATCTTGAACGATAAGCTCAACAATTTTGGTAGAAGTAACACCATTTTTTATGGTTGTTACTGTTGTTACTTTTCCTAAAGGTGAGTTTGCAATATTAAGGTTGTTGTGCGTTTGATAATGTTGGAACGGCTGTAGAAGATGACTGTTCATTGACAGCACCGCCAGAAATACTATTTCCAGTGTTATATACACCTGGTGCGATAACTTTATACGAAGGAACTAATACACCATTGAATACAATAGGCTCGCCTGCTGGAGTATATGTATTCGCTGTTGAATTTGTTGGTTGAACGAAACTAGCTGAAGCTAAAATTGTTTTTGTAATTGCCATTTTGTTTTTTTATTATATTTATAATTATAACATACTATCCTAATTTGCCTGTGCTTGGCACTTGTGGCAAATTCATCTTACCCATTCCACCCATTGGAGAATTTCCACTTGGTGGCATTGGTTGTCCTGCCGTTGGATTAGGCTGACCCAGTTGAGGTTGCTGTGGTTGACCTTGCGGTTGTCCGGGCTGTTGTTTCTGAACGTAATCGTCTGGTTCTTTAACATCGGTGTAAGCACCCAAAAGGAAGTCGGTAAAGACTGCTTCCTGGTTAGCCATTGGATTTTGGATTGCACGATCATACAATTCCAATTTCATAGCCCGTTCAAGGTCTTCGGAACGTGGATGTAGAACATCTGGTGATACGATTATCTGATAGGTCAATTCCCTAAATAATTCAGGATTAACTTTATAAATCTCCATACCAGTATTCTTTTCTTCGTTCAATATCTTGTACGAGTGAACCATCATATCATCTTGTGACATAGGCTCACTTGGTATTTCATCGGTAAACTTAATCTTCTTTTTACCAGTCTTACCTTTACCTTTAACGAGGAATGTTTTGTATACCAAGTCTGACTGGTCGCTTATCTTATCCGCATCCACGATAGTAAGGAACTGAAGTATGTCTCCTATCTGTAATCTTCCATACTGTTTAACGAATTGAGCAATCATCTTGATAAACAAACCTAAAACAGTATTAGCGTTTTGTTCTTGACGGGATATTTCGTATGCTGTGCTGTCTCCACCTTGAGATTGTCCATTAAGTACGGGTTCTTCCGAAGACTCGGATACGCTTTCTTCAACCTTCATTAAAGTATCCATTCCAGCTTTTAGGTTTTGAGCAACAGCGATAGTTTCAAGTTTAGAGTTAGGGTCTGACAATGTAGTAACTCCACCCGGTACGATAACATTTGAACCGATAACTTCAGCACCATAATTAACTGATGGTGGAAACAAATTAAGATACGTTCCATCAACTATCATCGGATACAAAGTGTTCACAATGTTTGCATCGCTTTGCATCTTAAATGCAAGTGACTTGTAGTAGAAGAATTTACCTTCGTCTATGTTTTCATAACCAAACTTTACGAACGGATATAGTTTATCGTTTCGTAGATTTGGTTGGTCAAAGTCTGAAAGTAAAATAGCATTGACAAATACCAATTTCAAATCCATCTTTTTGTTAAAGTAGATTACTTCCTCAACCATTTCAGTACGCATGTTGGGGTCATAGACATCGTAAAAAGTCTGGTTGGCATCACTGTAGATGGTTTGCATACCGGGCTTAACATATTTGAAGTTAGGCAAGTCTCCATATTTAACCGAAGCTAAATCATATCCAATAACACGCCGCCAAATTAACCAACCTTGTTTCTGAATGTCATTCTCATAAATGTTTTCTATAAACAATTCATCAACAGGTACGATGGTATCTTTGAAACCAGAAAGGTCTTCATCCAACTCTTTTGATGGTATCCATTTTCCATTGTCATCCTTATCACGCTTAACAGTACGATAGACTTCTCCATATTCTTTGTAGATTATAGAAGCTGGATTAACTACGGCGGCGATTGTTGCGTTAAGTGACGTATCAACATACTTAGCTTGATCTGCTGACCATTCCATCAAGTCCTCCATAACTTTAGAGGCATCTTCTTGAGTATCAGACTGTTCGTTGTATGCAAAAATCTTAGGAAAGATAAGTTGGGCTGTGGCGTGGGCGGCGATAGAGATACATTTGTTTCGTACGATAGGCCGAATGGCATTTGACCTCCACCCATCAATCAAATCAAACTCTGGTGCTTCACCATTGTTGGGTTGATAAGTATTGAAAGCCATTTGGTCAATCGTCATGCGACCAATAACCGAAGTATCGTTAAACTCTCTGCGAGGAAAGTACATTGTCTGATAACCTAATACAAATTGTCTAATGACCATAGCTCTGACTTCCTTTTCTTCATCACTGGGAGCGTATGATGACGGCTGTGCCTTTTGGTCAGACAGTTCTTTTGGTGTAAGTCGTATATCAGCCCACTCTGCATTGCCTACATTTTTTATTAAGCTCATTGATATTCATGGTAGCGTTCTTGGTTAGTAAAGTTTATTAAATTATATCACACTATTCTAAAGTAATTAAGTCTATCACCATAGTGTTCTTTCAGTAGTTTATCAAATTCTTCTGCTGATTGCGGCGCATAAGTATTCATGTTCGGTACATTATCCATAAGTGAAATATCTTCAGGACATGAATGTGTCAAACCAAGATTAGGACTTGTTGAATATACATCTACTCCAACGAATGTACCCATAAGGTTTTGAAAACCAAAGTCATCTCGTATTTGTTCATACGCACGGGCAACGAGGAAAGGTGAAATAGTATGCACGATAGGAATGAAACCTGCTATAGCCAATCCTGCGGCCATTCCGACCATTGACTGTTCACATATCCCCACGTTATACACACGCTGTGGATATTTCTCAAAGATATTTTTGAAAGCAAACACGCCAATATCGCCAAGAAGAACGACAACACGCTCGTCTTTGTCCATTATTTCTAAACAAGTTTTAGGAAATTGTTTACGCATTAGTTGATTGTTTATCAGTTACCACATATCCATTTGAGAAAGGTATAATAATCCATTCTATTGGCTTACAATCAATTAAAACTGACTGGGGTTCTTTCTTTTTTATCTCCAAAAAGTCTTGAGCTTCTTTAATAGTTTTGAAATGATAACCTAACATAGTTTTATTGCTTCATTATACTCCGATTCATTAAGTTTACGATTATGCCAACTAGGGTCTTGCATGAAAGGGACACCGTTGCCTTTGATTGTATCCGCAATTATACAAAGCGGATGATTGGCGTGAAAGTTTATTGGTTCATCAACATCAGGAATATAATGATAATTATCCAATACTTCTACAAGAGTGCTTTCGGCATGGCCATTTATTCCTAAGGCAAACCAATCAAAGGCTGTAAACTTCGCTCTCAAAATCCCAAGATTCAATGCCCTATCACTTGAATGATTCTGGTCTACAATCACCACCAAATTGTCTAACTTATGATGTGCGGCAATCAAAGCACTCTCCCATATCGTTCCTTCGTTACATTCACCGTCACCTATAAGACAAAAGATACGTCCTTGTTCACCTTTTATCTTTTTAGCCAGCGCAAGTCCTACAGCCATTGGCATACCGTGTCCTAAAGAGCCAGTAGAGGCTAGAATAGCCCCGCCACGCTTCGGATGTCCCCATAGTTTATCATTCCATGTCATTAGTCCTTTTTCCTCTAGGACAGCGTATAAAGCCATAACACCATGACCTTTAGAAAGGATGAATTGGTCATCAGGAGTCATTACTTTATCGTACAAAGTCCAAACTATATCAAGAATGGAAAGTGCAGATGGAATATGACCCATGCCATCACGCAATGCAACTTCAAGTATCCTATTACGAAGTTTTTTTATAGTGGTCGCCATGCGATTATGGAGTAACCATCAAGGAACATACTACCAATGCCAGATCGACGTGCTTCAAGTATCTTAACCTTCCCTTGCTTCTCAAGTTCACGAAGATAGTCTAAATATCCACTCAAGTATTTTCTCTTTTCCATGTACTTGATTGAAAGATAGTCAATCAACTTGGTTGGGTCAAGCAGTTCTGGGATAGGTTCGATGTGAACCACAATTGATGGTTTCTTTTTAAGGAGAAACGACACAAACCGTTTGTACTTTCGACCAGTCTGTTCCAATGCCGCCACTGTAAGAACAGCAGAGTCCTTCGGCATGTTGAAATGTGGTTTGAAAAAGTCAAAATGATAACCTTCCATACCAATAGCTTGTACTATTTTATTTGAACTATTAGTCCAATCAAGTCCTATAGCTCGTATATCAGGTTTTTCTTTCTTAATTCTATAGAGATTATGACCAGTTCCACAACCAAACTCACAGACAGTATCAACCTTTGTGAGATATTTCTTTGAAAGACTATCAACCAATGTGTAGAGCATTTCTTGTTCATAATCTTTTGAAATACCCCACACAAACTTTCCATTCAAACGATTAACTTTATACTTTCCAAAGTAACGAGGATTGATGTCTCCTTCTTTTAAGTTTTCACCCCATCCCTTTTCCCATTGTGATTGACGATGTTCACCAGAATATGGAACGGATGGGTCAAGCAATGTATCAAGTATCTTGATAATCGTTTGTTCTTCTTCTTTTTTAGTCAATAACCTGTATTTCGTCATTTTGGTCAAATGGTTCGCTTGCCGATTCAAGCATTATGGTATCGGGAAACAACTCAAACCGATGAATAACACCACGAGGTACAAACTTGCAATCACCCTCGAACATCCATTCACGAGTAACATGAGCTGTCTGTGAATGAGCAGACTTCAGTGTGCAAATTCCTTTTCCTTTTAACATATAGAACACACTGTCGTTTTTTAGATGATAGTGTTTACCCAGAACACATTTCTGTTTAACAATCAAAACTTTAGACCGCTTCATGGGTATATCTTTAATATACTCAATCAGTATTCGTCTTTCATCTTCATGTCTAGTTATTGGTAAGTTCATTTATGCTTTTCTAAATGGTTCTTTATACATATTTTTTTATTTGTTATCTTCTAATTCTGCATCTACCATTATTTTAACCAACTCCTTAAACTTGACCTTTATTTCTCTGTTCAAAAGCCGTTTCATCTTACTTGCATCGCCTAATAGCAAATCAACTTCGGCTGGGCGCAATAGGTTAGCATCAAACTCAACGTACTGTTTCCAGTCACCTAAATCAAGATAATCAAATACTTCTTTAACAAATTCTTCAATAGTATGAGTCTCGCCTGTGGCTACAACGAAGTCTTGTGGTTCTTGCGTAGTCACAAACTCATAAATGATTTCCATGTATTCTTTGCTGTAACCCCAATCACGTTTTGATTGTATATTACCAAGTTTTAGTTTGGACTGTTTACCATTCTTGATATTGACTGCGGCTTTGACAATCTTACGAGTAACAAACAAATGACCACGACGAGGTGATTCGTGATTGAACAAGATACCATTGTAGACTTTCATTCCGTAGCCTTCACGATATGCACGACCCAACATGAAGGCAAAGACTTTAGAACAACCATACGGAGAACGTGGATGAAATGGTGTTGTTTCACATTGTGGTATTGCTTCAACCTTTCCAAACATCTCACTACTTCCAGCTTGATATATCTTTGCTTGTGGACAGAACATTCTAGCGGCCTCAAGTATCCTACCAAAGCCAACACCCGTAACATCTTCCGTGTACAAAGGAATATCATAACTTGCACGAACATCTGATTGTGCCGCTAAACAGAACATCAAGTCTGGTTTCACTTCTGATATGACTTTGTTGATAGACGTAGCATCAGACAAGTCCATCAAGTGAGTATTAATACTACTGATTATCTTATTGACATTGGAAGTGTTCGGAGTGGATGAACGGCGCATAGTTCCATGTACTTCGTAACCTTTTTCTAGTAGGAGTTCACACATATAACTTGCATCTTGTCCGGTCAGGCCGAACACTAATGCTCTAGGTTTAATTTGTTCCATATACATTACACCGATTTTATATTCAGTTTGTGATTCCATATAATTTTTTTTGATAATCTATCGTCTTTTGTATTCCAATTCCAAAATCCACAAACTGTTTTGGGAACTCATCTAGATATTTAATCAAATCTAGTTTAACAGAATCTGGTGAACCATCAAGTATCTTATCACCTAGATAAACTGTAGACTTTGTAATTTCACCAATATACTCTGCTACATCTTTGATAGTAAGAGTTGAAACACCTCCGACATTGTAAACACAATCCTTTCCATAGAATAATATGTTCAAAAGCATTTCAACGGCATCGTCTATATAACAATATGTTCTTACAGCAGACCCGTCATCTTTCAAATGTATTTCTTTAGTCGTCAAAGCCTGTTCAATGAATTGGTTAAGAACACGAGTATCACCTTTCTTTGTTCCTGGGCCATAAGCCAAAGCTAGTCGAGCTATCTTTACATCGTAGCCTTGTTCCAAATAAGCCATACAAATAGCCTCTCCACAACGCTTACCTTCGATGTAGCACGCTCTAGGGTGTTGAGGTGTGGTAGTTCCTATGTCTGTTTCTTTGTGAGGAGATGGTGCGCCGCTGTAGACTTCGGAAGTTGATATAAAAAGAAAAGTGCCACCTTTTTTTAGAGACTTAAACAAAATATTTGTATATTCAGTATTAACTTCAATCGTCTTTAATTTATCCTTAGAAAACATTTGAGGCTGACCATAACCCGACGCATGAATTATGTAATCCATTCCGTCAAATGGTTCTTCAGTTGCAATAGTTAAACCCTCATCGAATTTAATCTTAAACACCTGAATATTAGGATAATCACGTTCCAATACCTTACAGATATTAGAACCTACGAGGCCATAAGCTCCTGTGATAAGAAGTTTTCTCATCTTTCGTGTGGTTTCCATGTATATTGGATTACAAAACCTATTCCTAGTAAAAATAAAGTTACATTAGAGCAAAATTCACATTTGTGTATTCTCAAAGAGATAACATGAAATGTCTGGCATTTAATGTAATCTGATAAATCTAGGTTAAGTGAAAATTGTGAGAAAAATTCATTCATATTTTATTTCCTTTATAGGTTTCTATCAAAAATCTATTGGATGGAGTGTCTAAAATATTTTGACCGCAAAGACAACATCTAATTGTTGAAATTTTAACTTTGTAATGCAGTTTCCCAGAATTGTTTTGCGGAGTAGCTTTCTTCAATTTTGGACTGACCCGACCTAGCGATAGTGTAGCGTTCTTTTTCATGTGATAAATAGTACCTTATCTTCTCTAATAAATCAACCTTTGTTTTCCACATAACAAACTCTTTGTTTTCTTCAAACAGTTTACATAGTTCAGGACTGTCTTGTTCGATAAGCATTGCACCGCAAGCTAAAGCTTCAAAAGGTCTGGCATTAACCACATTGATACCATGAGCTTTAGAGAATGAAATAGCAATCTTTGCTCGTTTATATCTCATTGCATATTCTTCTGTCGTGAAATGGTCTCTGCCTTCAGAACCGCCTACAACGAGTTTAACGCCGTTATCCAGTAGATATTGCAAAACTTCCTGTCTTTCGCTTCTACCGAGACCGTAGGAGCCTGAAAACACTACATCTATGTCACGTTCAATGTTTGGATTGTAGAATATACGAGGGTCTTTCGGAACGTGCATATAAGTGTAGCCAAGTGATTCAACAATCTCTTTAGTAGCTGTACCTATAATCTTTGATACAAAAGGTTTAACAACTGTAGCAATATCTCTTTGTTGTTGTGCTTCAAGATCGCCCCAAATAGTAATAATTGGTACTTTTATCTTTGAAAGCGTTTCAATAGTCATTACTGCTGAATCTTGTCCGGGGAACTTATAGATGATTAAAACAATGTAATCAGGTTGGATTAATTCAATGCGTTCAAGTAATGCTTGGTCACCACGATTGCCTGTAACATAATAGTATTTATCAAAATGGAAACGACAGACATCTACCAGTCCAGTTGATTCAAGTGATGACCAAATGTTACCTTCCCATTCTGATATTCCCATTGATGGATTTCCAGCACAATAGTAATCACCGACAAACATCACAACAGGTTTTACTCTATCTTCTTTCTTACGATTGAGATTGATAGCGTATCTGCCGTCTTCAAATAGATTGAATATGACAAATGCTTTTGGAACATAGGTTATCTGATGATTCCTCACAACATTGATAATCATTTCACCATCACCAATGTTTGATAAACCATAGCGATAGTGATTAAGTATCTTTCCTTTGAGAATTAACTGTTCACCACCGACTTTACCGATTGCAATGTTATCGGGTGACGCAATGAGTGTATTAGTTTCATCTTCACTACGTTTCATCGAGACTATAACAGCGTCATCATTCGGTATCTTGTCAAAGAAACCATCTTCAACAGCATCGTCATCGCATAGAATCATGTACTGCGTTTCATCATCCAAACCTTCGTCAATAAACTTATTAAACAACCAGTTAGATGGACACAAACCAATTTCAACAGGTGGCTTTGAATACTTCTTAACAGTAACCCAATCAGGAAAAGTAATCTCATCGTCAATCAACACAACCCAATTGCATTTACCTTTGAGCATATCTGCCATGAGGCTCATGTTTTCTTTACGCTTGAAAGGTGTTACGACAGTTATCATAGTTTTGAATAATAACCTCGTCTCGTACCACCAACCATGTTAGGTACAAATTGTTTAGCACGGCCATTTGATTCTATTGGTACTTGCATATACAAAGCATATCTAATGGCATCAAGTGCATGGTCATGTTCTTTTACTGGCGTTTCCTTTTCATTCATGTCTGGTTTTTTGTCGGGATAACGATATGTTTCAAACTCATTGATATGATTAACACAAGAATAATTAATATGCACACGGTTAGTTTTCAACAGTTCTTGCACAGCACTAATACCAGCTTCAATGGCTTTTGATACTTCACGGACATTTAAGTTGGCTCTTTTCATTTCTTCAATCCTGTCAGGTTCAGCAGGGTCAGGATAGTATTTGTTGCCTCGTAATGACTTGGCATACTCAATGATTTCAGATGTAGTCTTACCTGTTTTGTAATACTCGTTTGTTATCCAATAGTTTGCATCAGTGTCTTTCAATATCAAATAGATTGCCGTTGGGTTTGTATAACCCCAATCAATCGGTACAAGTCTTTCAACAACGTTGATAGCATCATCACGATAGACATGCACTTCACGTTTGAAATCTTTATAAACCAGACCTTGTGTCTTTCTAAAGTCAGCGAGATACTCTTGAGCAAATTGGTCTTCGGGTAATTCTTTTGCGGCCTTATCCAATTCTTCTTTTGGAAGATGGATATTGTCATAGGAAGTAAAATGAAACGATTGATAATCACTATCCTTATCTTGCATATTATACAAATCATAGAAATGATTAAAGCCCTTCGGTGTGGAGATAAACAACGCTTCACCTTTCGTATCAGTCAATGTTGGTCTAATAACTTCATTCCAGTTTGACCAAAAGTTTCTCATCATTGCTACTTCATCTAAAACAACCATATCAAAATGTTGTCCTCGTAATGTTTCAATTGCTTCCCAACCTCGTAAGATTATTTGTGAACCATTCACTAACTTTATTTCTAGTCGTGATTCATTGATTGATTCTGCGGCGTTCTTACAATCGTTTCGTAATTGTTCCCATCCAATATCTCGTGCTTGCTGATACGTTGGAGCCACATAAGCAATACGAGAATTAGGAATAGAAGCTCTGCCTTTCATTTGGTCAATCGCTAGAGTAGTTTTACCCCAACGTCTTCCGCAACATAAAACTCTAAATCGTTTTAGGTTCAATGCTACTTGTGCTTGTGATGGATGGAATTGCATATCGTTGTGCTGTTTCACCTGTAATCATTACAATAAGAGTTTTGTTTCCTCGGTCTTCGCCCTCTTCATATCTTCCTTTGAGTCTATATGCCATATCAAGTGCTTTTGATACTGCTTGAGTTTCAGGCCCGATGTCTTCAGAGTTTCCATCAAATGTTCTGTATTCCCTTTTATTCAAAAGCTCCCTGTGTTTCTTAGCTAAGGCTGAATCAGGAAGATGTTTATTCATCAACTCATTCCATCCATCACTTTCTGTAAGATTTGAAGGCTTATTCGATGTACTTTCTTTATATCCAACTTCTTTCATCACTGTACTTACTGGTCTGTGTTTTTCAGTGATTTCTTTGAATGCTAGTTTTTGCTTGAGTGTTGGCATTGTGTTGTAATTTTACCACATATTTATCCTTATTCCAATAGCACTTTGAACATAGCCATTTCTTCTTATCATCTGAAACGGTCAGAGTTGGACATTCCTTTTTGCAGTTATCACAGTGATATATCATATACTTTCTTTAATGTGTCAAATTGTGATTTCATTTGGCGGTTTTCGATAAGCCAATCTAAATGTTGTTTGTGGTGAGTGTCTCTAATGTATTTATTATTGCAATAATAGTTTATTTTGTCAAACCAATTATCTTTTACTAAAATAGATGTTTTGTCTTCTTGATAGGGCGGCACATCTTCAGCAATAGCTAATGCACCGGATAAAGTATACTCCATTGCCTTGCTTGCACTTCTACAATTATTGAATGGTGTGGATTTCAATGGACACAATCCTATGTCTAAAGATAATTCTGTCAGTAAACGTGGATAGAGTTTGTAATTAACGAAGGGTATCCATTCAAACTTTATTTCTTTTAAGAGCTTATCTAATTCAATTAGTTTTTCTTTTCCTTTTTCGGTTGACGAGTATCTAAAATCTTTGAACCATCGTTCATAAGTATCTTGACCGAAACCAAAGATATAGAACTTTACGTTATATGTAGCTTGTAGTTGTTTAATAGCTGGAATTATTTCAATCAAATCTATTACATGAGTTAAGCTTCCGGCAAAACCTATTCGTATCTCTTCATGAGGAATACGTTTGTATATCCATTCATCAGGGATATAACAATTGGGTAATACAGTAATTGGAGTTTTTGTTCTTTGAGATAAGACTTCTTTTATTACTGGCGTGGCTACGGTGATTTCATCGGCATACTCAATCATTTGGTTGAACGATCCAGTATCTTTCTTCACTGAATAATACGACGGGTTAGTCTCATCTATCAAATCCAATACATCATCAACATCATAAACAATTTTTATGTGTTGTTCTTTAAGGTATGTAAGAGCTTTATCCATTGAAAACGGCGTAGCTCCATAGAAATGAAAAGAAGCTATATTCTCTATTTCAACATCCTTATCTAACTCTATAGGAATGGTTTTTATACCATTCGCTGAAAGTGTTAGCATTGGGTGTTCTGTTCTGTACCAAAAACATCCACTAGGCTGGTGAGGAAAATACGCAACTGATTTCATGTAGCGTTTATAGTGAGTGATTATGTTCTGATGGATTCTTTAATGCAATCTTCTTCATCTTCTTTGGGATACTTCCTGTTGGTTCATTTTTTGTAATATCCATTTCCATTTCACTTTCTACTCCTGCCGCTTTATTGCCCTGAACTAACATTTTTGCTTGCGCTAAGCGCGTTGTGCCGTTTGACAATTTAGTTTTTTGTTATTTTAGTAAAACCTTTCTTAACGACCTTTTTTCCTTTTCCTTTATTCACCGCCGCAATCATACTTCCGGGCTTATAACCTTTCTGACCAAAACCTGTTTTTCCTTTGAGATTCCCAATTGGATTTCCACTCATAGTATTAAAAATTATTGTTACGATTGTTAATGTCTTCCCTTTCTATAATTATACTATACCCTTTGATTTTTTCATAATAGCACTGTATACACATTGACGAACTCAAAATTGTTGGAATGTATCGTCGTGAACACGAACACATTTTAGGTTCTATATGTTGTATTTTTATTAAAAGTTTGGCAATTGAAGTGTATTAGTTATCATAATCTCTTTGCCAAAGCCGTACCGTCTAGTTTACCACAGCATGAAACAATAAATGATACGCAATGGCTTGGATGGCGATGTGTTACGCCAAATAGATTAAGTTTGTATATCCTGCTCAAAAAATGTTCTTCATCGGATTAATATTTGTAGTCGCACGGCATATTTGTACTGCTGTGGCAAAGAGATTACGAATTGTCAATTTACTTTGGACGACACTCTGGAAAATTTTATTTCCCCAAAGCGCCCGCCAAAACAAACTCAACGTTTAGCAAATCAGGGATGGTACTACAATTCTACACCATAGAGGGGAAAGTATCAAGAAATAGTTTTCCACATATCCACAGTTGATTTTAAAGTTGATTTTAAAGTAGATTTAAAGTAGATTTAAAGTATGGACACAGTGAATAATATAATTTATTGCGTGCAGGGAGTAAACCATTACAGCCGTTATAGCTGTGTCCAAGTGGTTTACTCCCTTTACGTTGTAAAAATATATGGCTAGTCCACAAAAAGAAAACGGGAATATACCAATCGCTAACGAGATAGCAGAAGCACTCGCTCATACTAATCTAAATGGATATGAGAATAGATATTTGTGGGTTTTGTGGCGTAAGACTTATGGTTGGCACAAAAAAGAAGATTTCATTTCAAATAGCCAGTTTTCTGATGCTACTGGAATTAAAAGACCCCATATATGGCGAACACAACAGATGCTCATTCAAAGGAATATAGTTACCAAATTAGGTAACAAACTATCATTTCAGAAAGACTACACTCAATGGCGTGAGTTACCTAAAAAGGTAACAGTTACCAAATCTGGTACAAGAGTTACCAAATTAGGTACGAAAGTTACCAAATCTGGTGCATACAAAAGAAACTATACAAAAGAAACTATTACAAAAGAAACTAGCGACGTACCGTCGCCTGATATAGTTTCCGTTATTGATAGTTTCAAGGAAGTGAATCAGTCTTATGGTAAATGGTATGGGAATACCACCCAACGAGATGCAATAGCACGGCTTATAAAGACACAAACCCTTGAAAAGGTATTAAGCGTTATTCGTATTTTACCCCAAACGAATAAGATACCGTACATAACCACCATAACCACACCGCTTCAGTTAGAAGAAAAATGGTCTACCTTAGAATCACAGCTTATTAAAAAGAAAATGGAAAGCATTAAAAGCAAGCCTAACGTAATTTTTAGCTAACAACATGAAATACTTTAAAATCAAGATAGGATACGATGAACATGAGTTTATTCCCATTGATGAAAAAGAATTGCCGACTGCCGTATATTGCTTTATGACCGAATCCAAAGGGATTTTCAATAACGGAGTTTGCCGGGGTAAGGACATCATCGCCATATCCGAAGACTGGCACAAAGCTATGGGCTGGAATCCTACGCATGTCATGGAAAATGAAGACTGGGCTGAAATAAAGTCAAAAGGTATTTTGAAGAAGTACACTGGCGTTATAGGTTACGTCAAAGAAAAAGTACAGGAATTGATGAATAATGGCCAGACAAACCTCATTTCAAAAATGGAAGTCCCCGATCATGTTGACGACAGTGAAGGAGACAAAAGAATCGGCGGTATGAAATCAATCGGCGATATTTTACCAAAATCCTAGTTCATAATGAAGAAGATATGATAAAGAAAAAACAAATCTATGATGGTAAGTGGTATAGGACGAAGTGGAACAATTGCCCTGTTGGTTGCTGTGATTGTGGTCTTGTTCATTTCATTGATTATAAATTATCTAAAGACGGCAAACGTCTTTATCGTAGAGTTATGGTAAAAGATGAATTGACAAAAGAATCTCGCAAACAGTTTGTGTTTATTGCTACGCAATATAAAAATGAACCAATAGAAATTAAAAGACTATGATAACTATGTAATCGTCATGAACTTCCTCATCTGTCTCCTCTGAGTATGCTCATGTTCATAATGGTGCATCGGACATAACCACATCACTTTTAATGGTTTTGAGTAATCCTCATGATGAGCCTGTGATTTCGGATTTCCACATTTTTCACATGGCAATCTGATTAGTTTTCCTTTTTTAATTGCTTCCCATACTTTATGTCGTGCGGATGATTTTTTTTTGAATTTATAGTAACATTTTTTAATGGCTCTTCTGACATTTTCACCCCCTTTATCAGAGGCATAATAAGTCCTACTTATTTTCCTATTTTTAATTATACAACAATCTTTGCAAAGAAAAAGTAATTTTTCATATAAATGTGAAGTTCCATTAGATGATGTTTTTTTATATTTTGATTTGACTATATCTTCAGTATCAAAGGCATAACCACATCCTTTACATTCATACCAATCTTTATATTTTTTCATGTCTTAATACTATCATATTGACTATATATGTCAAGTATATATTTAGTTATCCACACCCCCCTACTTGCACCCCTATCAATACTTTGCTATGCTGTATGTAGACAGGAATGTTGTCATCGGAGTTTTTAGACCAGCGGAGAAGTAAGTCTAACTCACTTCTCACGCAAGGCTAAATAGCACAATAATTTCGCCAGAGATTATTCTCCGACAATAACATTTCTGCTCACCATTATCAACTAGTTAATTTACACATCAATGTCAAAGAAAATCGAAAAAAGGTTTCCCAAAGGGAGTCCTGAATGGTTTGGACAGCAAGGAGGCAAGAAAGGGGGAAAGAAAGGCGGTCAAGCATGGGCGAGGAAGTTAAAGAAACTTCAACAGGTGGCGGAAAAGGCAAAGGTCGCAGACACCTGTTGGGAGCATGAAGCTCCCGAAAAGGATGATATAGAAATAGTAAGCAGTAATTTTGACTAACATGAAAATATACAAAACACAAAAAGAAATAGAAGCAGATATTGTAGATTGTATCCTTAAAATAGAAGGTGATGTAAGGTTTGAGGTTTCATTTTCTATAGATGCAGAAATTATAGTCGAAGCGGGGAACATCAAAGCGTGGAACATCAAAGCGTGGGACATCGAAGCGGGGAAAATCGAAGCGTGGGACATCGAAGCGTGGAACATCGAAGCGTGGAACATCGAAGCGGGGAAAATCGAAGCGTGGGACATCGAAGCGAGGGACATCGAAGCGAGGGACATCGAAGCGAAGGACATCAAAGCGTGGGACATCGAAGCGAGGGACATCGAAGCGAGGGACATCGAAGCGAAGGACATCAAAGCGTGGAACATCAAAGCGTGGAACATCAAAGCGAGGGACATCGAAGCGTGGGACATCGAAGCGAGGAACATCAAAGCGAGGGACATCTCATTTTATGCAGTCGCTTTTGCTTACATTTCTTTCAAGTGTAAGTCAATCGTGGGTCGAAGAAATAATAATAAGTATTTCTGCTTGGATAAAGAAGTAGAAATTACAAAATAAACATGCAACCATCAGAAATACAAGAAGACTTGAAACGAAGATACCGCCGTCAAAAGATGGACAAGGTATGGAAGTGGGTCAAGCTAGTCCTTATTCTTATCTGTATCTTCTTCATCGCTTGGGGTTTAATTATGGACTTCACTATCAAACCGGACATGGCACATGCTGAAATGAAGATACAAGAACAAAAAGACTATGAACAGTCGTACATAGACTTTCAACAAAGACATCCTTTAATTGTTTACACAAAATGAAAATTATAACAGGAGAATGGGACGGACAACCTATATGGCGTGAAGAAACTGCCGAAGATAAATTACAAGCTATTATGGCGGAAGAAAAAATGTCGTATATCAATAAACAGAAACTTGATCTTGACCCATCTAACTTAATAAACAAATAAAATGACAACAGATATACAAAAAATTCAAAGTGAAGTGATAGAAAAGTTAGCGGACAAGGAAACGATGACCACGTTAGTCGCTACAACATTCAAAGGGCTTGATGAAAAAAATATCAAACAGGCAATCGTCGAGGGAATGTTACGAGGATTTCGTTTTGAGGATTTTCTTGAAAAAAACATCTATGCTATTCCATTCAATAATAAAAGTGGATTAACATATAGCTTGGTAACTTCCATAGACTATGCTCGTAAAATAGGTATGAGAAGCGGAGTTGTCGGAAAGTCAGAACCTACATTTGAAATGAGTGGTAATAAAATAATTGCATGTTCGATCACGATAAAAAGAAAAGTAGGAAACGAAGTCGGAGAGTTTTCATCTAAAGTATACTTTGAGGAATACACGACGGGGGCAAATCTATGGATAAAAAAGCCACGCACGATGATTTCCAAAGTGGCAGAAATGCACGCCCTACGCATGGCATGTCCCGAAGAAATGTCGCAGGTCTACGTCGAAGAAGAAATGGAACAGCCAGTCCATATCACGAAGACAATCGGCAAAGCTACTGTAACGAAACTTGAGCCTATCGAAATGAGAAGTTATCAGGAAAAACTTGAGATATGCTCTAACCTTTCGGAATTACGAACAGCATGGAATAACATGCCGCAAGAGGCCAAGTCGAACCTTGAGGATTTTAAAAATCATCTAAAAGAAACACTACAATGAAAATACTTACTTATGAAGACAAAGCACAGTGGCTCACAGCCCGGCTTGGAAAGATAACCGGTACTCGCCTCAAGGATATTGTAGTCAAGAGAGGCACAGGCAAGAAGTTAGGCTACTACGAACTTATTGCAGAGAGACTTTCAGTCAGTGAAGAAGACTTTGACGGATATATCCCGAATGAAACGCCGATGGATAGGGGTACTCGGCTTCAGAAAATAGCTTTAGAAGAATTTTCTAAACAAACAGGTAAAAAGATAGATGATAAACTTGTTTTATGGGTACGAGATGATAATGAAAGCATAGCAATATCTCCCGACGGTACAGTAATCGGTGAGGAAGCGGCTATTGAAACAAAGTGTTTAGCTTCTGCCCGTCATGTCGAGGCATACTTAACGCAAGCAGTACCCGATGAGTATGAGTTTCAAAAACTGCAATACTTTATCGTGAACGAAAAACTACAAACATTGTACTTTTCTTTCTACGACCCTCGTATGCCAGCCATTCAATTCTTTTTCTTGAAGATAGAGAGAAAAGACATTGAGGAAGATATAAAAACATATCTTGAGTATCAGCGAACAGTATTAAAAGAAGTCGAAGAAATAGTAGCTAAGCTTTCAAACTTTTAAAAATATGAATCTAAACATCGACCAATTTGACCCGAATGTTGCAGAGCTGACTAAAATAGCCGAGGAAGCTAAGAAAGTCGGCGAATCTTCGACCTTGAAAGAAATCAAGGAGATGCGTTTGAGCTTGGGCAAAGCACGCATAGTTATTACCAAAAAAGGAAAGGAGATGCGCGAGGACGCTCTAAAGTTTCAGAAAGACGTCATCGCAAAGGAAAGGGAGCTTATCGGAATCATTGAGCCGGAAGAAGTGCGCCTCAAATCTATTGAAGAACAGGCCGAGCTCACTGTCGAAATGATACGTCGAAAGGCACTTATCCCTATCCGTCGCCAAATGATTGGCGAACTTGCAAAGCCGACAGATGACGAGCTATGTGCAATGGACGACGTCGCTTTCTCGGCGTTTCACATGGCAAAGGTTGATGAGAAAAATGCCGAGGATAAAAAGATCGCAGACGAGAAAAAGCGACTTAATGACCTCAAAGAAGCAGAAGAGCGTGGCCGTAAGGAAGCTACCGAGAAAGCGGAACGGGAAGCGAAAGCAAAGGTCGAGCGTGAAGCGCATGAGCGTGAAGATGCGATTAAGGCAGAAAAAGAAAAACAGGAAGTTTCGATAAGGCTTGCAAAGCAAGAGGCGGAAAAGAGAGAACGAGAATTAGCCGCCGCGCCAGATAAAGAAAAGCTTAAGATATACGCGCAATCATTGGTTAGAGTTCAACCACCCGATGTCAAGACGGTAGAGGCGATGAAAAATCTAAAGGCTTTCTATATCGTTTTGAATGACGAATTATTAAAATTAACAAAATAATCAATATGGAATATGTATCAACACGAAGTGGTTTACTAGCAGTTGGTCAAGTCAAGACAGGCGACACCGTAATAATTTTAGACGAGACGAAATCTACCTTTTCAGATAAACAGCAAAAGACATATTGGAATTGTAAAGTAAGTCTGCCAAATGGGGAGCATAAAATTGCAGGACTTATGGAAAGTACATGCGATGAAATGTCAAACAAATGGGGAACGAAAACAGAAAATTGGATAGGACATACTTTGAAATGTGAAATAAAGATGAGCAAAGCCGGAAACGAGTACATACTTCTAAAAACGACTGATGAGCCTGTAGTAGATGTCAATATCTTGAAAATAGAATCTGAAGTAGCACCGACAAGCGGACAAGAATACCCAGAGAATACTGGCGACGAAATCCCTTTTTAATAGGTCTGTAACCTATAGAAAATGAAAAGAACTGGATTCAAACAAAAGGCGTACAAACCCATGAGACGAACAAAAATTCGTGTTAAGGGACACAGTGACACTGCTGACTTAAAAGACGAAATACAGTCCATACTTCGGTCTATCGTAATTAAACGCGATGGCGGGTGCATTTTGAGGCATTACAGCGAAGCTGGGGTATGTGGCGGATACCGAAAAGACGGAACATTGATACTACAAGCAGAACATTTGCACACGAGGGCTAACGCCGCCAGTTTCTCTGACAGTCGCCTCGTGGTCTGCATTTGCAGGAACCATCACATATTCTACAAACCACAGCATGCCGATGAGTATTATCGGTTCGTAAGAAACCATATTGGTAAACAAAGGTCGGACTTACTCACACGGGTGCAGGATGACCGTACACCGCATAAGACAGACTTAAAACTTGAGTTGATTGCACTTAAAAACGAATACCAAAAACTTATATGAAAAAACTAAACACAAAACAAAGAATTTTTTTAGTAGACGAATTGATAAGGTGTTGTAGTGCTATGGCTAAAGGATTTTTGACTTATGGAAAACCTTATCAAGATTCTATAAAAGAAGTTAGAGAAATAGCTGAAGGTTATGTGTTAATGATAGAAGAAAACTTTATAAAAAAATGATTACCCTATACGCCACAGTCAAAGACGGTCTCATCATTCCCAACAACAAAAAGGAAGTGTTTGAAATGGAAGGCAAGGAAGTCATGGTAAAGATTGAAAGAAAGACGGGAATACGGAGTGATACCCAAAACGCCGCCTTGCATAAATACTTTGAGCTGTTGGCGCAAGCCCTAAACGACGGGGGCTACAATGTCCAGTTAGTCTTGAAAGAGGTTGTAGACATAAATTGGACAAAGGATTTAGTCAAGGAATTGATTTGGCGGCCGATACAGAAAGCATTGACGAAGAAAAACAGCACCACGAAACTTGATAAAAGTATGGATATAGATTTAGTCTATGACCACATCAACAGGTACATGGGCGAGAAGTTTTATATCCATGTAGATTTCCCCCATGAAGAAAATAAAAATGTGCCAGCTATTACCAGTGATAACTATCCTCAAAATGATTTAGAACCAACAATACTATGAAACATTATAAACCATTCAATACCTGTCCCTATTGCGGTGTAAAGATTATTCCAAGCTGGAAGTTTTGCGATAGTGATGAGTGTTGTGAAAAGGAAAAGGAGAGAAGACAAAAGGTCGCCCATTATGTAGAAAAAAATAAACAAACCAATGAGAAATAATTACATGAAAGTCGGTCGTCCCGTTGAATGCGGACATTGTAATCCAAAAGATTTTGGCGAAGGATTGAAACTAGGAGAAAAAATGGGATTGAACTGTTATTGTATCTGCCATGATGAATGTATCAAATGTGGTCTCCTGCGCAGGAGTCATCCTCTTGACGCTTGCCCTGACTTCGTATCGGGCAATAGGATAGAGAAAGATGATATGAATGAAAATAAATTATCAACTTGTTGTAAATATCCAACCTATGCCGAAAGCGGAGATTGTGGAAAGTGTGGCAAAAAAGGAATAACCCCCTTTGAAAAAGAAACAATTGAGATGTTCGATGATGAAATAGTTTCCTTAAAAGACATGATTGACATGTTTGGATATGAAGGCACAAAAGAACATATCAAATCCTTTCTCCTCTCTCGCCTCCACGCCCTCTCTACCAAACATAGGAAGGAGATAAAGGAAAAAATAACAGAATTATTCAAAAGCTGTGACGAAAGGGAAAATAGAGTGGAAATTACTGATGTCCTCTCCATTATCAACAAAATTATTAAAAAATAACAAAACATGAAAATAACCTTCCCCAACAAAACAGCCAAAGAAATCGTAGAAGATTGCAACAACACTCTCAATGGTCATAAACTTTTATGGGACACTGATTGGTATGAAGATGAAGATTTCTATACCACAGAAAAGTGTCGAAAAGGTACGCGAGAGATTATCACTGACATGAATGATACCTTAGGAAAGACATGGAACGAATGTAAAGAAAAAGGAAACATGCTTACCTTTGCAGAATTGCTATGGTGTGTAATACAAATACCAGATTTTCTTAAAAATAATTACTCATGGACAAGTTCGAGCTCTTCTGGCGGCGACTTCGTCAGCGCCGGTGACTTCGATTTTGGCGGCGGTAGTGTCGACGGGCCCGGGCCGTGGGACTCGGATTCCGATGTCGGCTGTGCGTTCCTTGCAATAAATGATAAAAAGAATTAAATAATCCTCAAGATATATCAGTCTATGAACCATATCATAAATGCAAGGAAACTGATTGCGAGACACTTTCATCGTATGGTACTCCTGATTTTTGCCCAGACCATAACTCTATGAATGAAGAAAAATTAAATCCAACAATAAAATGAAAGAAACATTCAATATAAAAGTCACAATGGAAACGAGATGGATACCTGTATTTTTGGCGATGCTGAAACGAATGCAAAGTCTTGGAAATGTCGGGGCTTCAAGAAAACTTACTTTCTATTCAGATGGCGATGGTGATTTTCACCCAAAGTTTGAATGGGATACAACGGTCGAACCGTTGAAAGAACCACTTGAACCGATTAAAAATAGTATTTATGACGCTGGATAACTAACCATGAACAAAATATATAACACATACAAAGCAAGTGAGGAGACAACAACAACTGGAGAGATAATAAAAGAATACCTTGAGTTTTGTAAAAAGGAGAATATAAAAACAGGTTATCACCAGAAATTGGAAACAACCATTGTATCTGATTGGTGGCTCTCCAAGTTTGAAAATCTCAAATCCTTCAACCGCACATCCGCCTTGGCTCTATTAGCAAGTGTGAGGGGAATGATTGAGGGAGAAAAAGGTAAGTGTAAAGCACATACTTTTTACGAGGGTCTGTGTTATGAGTGCAGTGATAAAAAAGAAAGAAATAATGTAGTTCAAAATCTTTTATCTTCGATCAAACTCGCCGAGCAACAAATACAACAATGATGAAAGATACATCCGAAGGACAAACGCATTTCTATGATGATAATTGTGGAGAACCTGCACATAACGAAGGAAACATCATCTGCCCGAACTGTATGGCTCACTTTCATCACAGTCATTTACCACATCATGTCTGCGATGGACTGATGAAACTATTGGTTAAGGCTAATAAAAATAAAAACCGCCTGAAATAAATCAAGCGGTGTGTGAAGGTAACGGCTTATTTCCTTCTGCCGAGATGGATACCTCCTTTCTCAAAGATTGCTACCAGACAACCCTTTCTTTTTTGCCTTCGGTATGGAGTTTGAGAATGAACTTGCTCCCGTTCCACTTTTTTAGGGGGACGGTCAGCACATTCCTGTGAGCATACCCACTCGTTGTCTTTGATGACTGCTTGACCGTTCGATCGCCATGATCGAGGGTAGAGCGACCAACACCTTTGACACCAACAATGCCTGTCCGATAATTCTTCATGCATATACTCTCCTTTCTAAAAGAACTATTCCTTTCTTCGCCACGTTATTGTGTCGAAGCAACGAGCGTTGAAGCCCGCTGTCTCGAAGCAATTACTGTGGTCGAGCTACTTTACCAGCAACGATCTGGCTATTGTGTACAGTAAGGCCGTAGAGGCTTAATAGACCTTGAATGGTCGTGGCTGTAGCAACAGGAATCCAGCCTACAGCTTCCATACCAGCAATGACGAACGTAATGATGATTGCCCATGTAACTTTGCTCGTAAATAATGTTAGAACTTTTTGCATATATTTATTTTATTTATTAGCTAATAAACTCTTAAACCATATCAGCAACGAAGCCCACGGCGGGGGCATCGTTACTGGTAATGAACCAATCATACCATCGGGAATAAAAGCAATACAATCAAGAATGTATCCACTGTTGATATATGTCTCGTCAAAGAATTGCTTACCCCCACTGCCAATTTGAACTCCCCAACTATTATACACCGCTATTTGTGTCGTCGTCGTAAATGCACACCAGAGATAATGTGCCCACAATGGCTTTGGATTGCTCTTTGAAGGCGGGGCCGGTGTCGCTGTCGTCCAATTCATCGGCTGATTGCCATTCTGCCCCTGTATAAGCATGATAATGCCACCGTAGTCTCGTATAGCCTCTGCCATGTTGTCTTTGTCTAT